GTTTTGTGGGGGAGAAGCTGAATTTCAATCTACTGTTTATCAAGGTGAATTAGGAAATGTTCATTGTAAAAAATGTTATTCATCTACAGGCGGAGATTTACAAATAAAAAATCAAGCAGAAACAGCATGGAACACCCGCCCCCAATCCCTCACTGAGAAAGTTAAATGGCTCAAAAGAAGAAAACACGACAACAATTACTGTCAATGGGCGTCGTCTGGTCAATGTTCATGTGGGGCAGAAGGATATAACGAAGCTATTGATGACTATGAACAATCCCTCAATCAAGCCAGCCAGGAAGTAGGATTAAATGAAGTTTATAAATGTATTCCCGAAGAATTGTCAGGACATCATATTTTATATGGTTCTAAAATGGAGATAGCTAAAGCTATCCGAGAAAAATACATTCTGGTGAGGAAGAATCAATAGATTGGTGGAATCCAGAAATAAACACGGAGATAAGAAATGACTGAACTAAGCATAACAAAGATTAGGTAAATATTATGATCAACAAAGGATTAAAAAAACAAGAAGAGCAGCTTCCAGCTGCGCCAGGGATCGGGATTGCCGGCAAAGTAATTTGTCCTATTCTGTCCATCGCTGGCCGGGATACTATTTGCGCGAAGCAAGGCTGCGAATGGTGGGTTGAGTTAACCTATGGAGCCGGGACAAAAGATCAGCGCGTTGTTGGGAGGTGCGCGGTAGCCTGGGGATCAGTCTTACAAACAGAACAAACAGCGGTCCTTCAAAAAATGATAATGCCGACCATTTCAAAAGTTAAAGGATCTAAGAAATGAAAAAAGAATTTTGTCCACATTGCGGCCAATCAATTATGAAACACCGGCAAGCGCTCACAAAGGGCCTGGTCGGAATTTTGTTGAAGGTCGCCAAGTATAACAGAGACACTTTTCACCTTCAAAAGGATGTGTCTTTAACTAAGAATGAGTACACCAATTTCCAAAAGCTGAAATTTTGGGGATTCGTACAGAAGACTCCGGGACACTCCGGGAGCTGGATGATCACAGATGCCGGCTATCATTTTTTATCTAACGATACTCCGGCGCCTTACGCTGTCTTTACGTTCAACAACAAGGTCGTCGCTCAAGATCCGGACATGGTGTATTTTGAAGACATCGATCTAGGGCCAGCTTACCGGAAAAAGGAAGATTATATTCGAGACATGCAGCCAGTAAGTGAATTGTCCGGGCAAGGAAAGTTTCCAGGATGGTAATCAATCTTTATAAGTTTAATGTAAAAGCATTTTTTCAGCCGCCTCCCGGGAATATTTGGGAGTGGGATGGACACGAAGAGCATGAGGAATTTATTTTAGCCAGCTCCGCGGAGGTTGCGAAGCGGGCTATTAAACAAACGATTTTAAAGAAAATCGGCGAGCAGAAGATCCGACTGATAACACTTGAGATCAGTGAGCCGGAGTTAACCAAAGATGAGCCATGGAGGGCTTTATGACAAAGACAGTGAAAAAAGATAGTGTTGAGAAAAAAGAACAAACGCCGGAAAAAGTGGCCACGGCTCCGGAAACAAAGACATCGTTTTCAGAGTTCGTGATTGATCTGGCATCGATGATTTATCGTAAGACGATCTTTGCAAAGACGACTCCATGGGAAAGCTTGGATTCGCAGCAAAAGTCCGGTTGGTGTATGACAGCTGAGCATGCGCTGATCTCTTTAGATCAAATGAACAAAGAGATTGTCTCAAAGAGAGACATCAAAAAAGAAGAGTACACTCGGAACAAAAACGTCGATATTTTAAAAACGATCATTGACAATTTTGTCGCCGGAATAACGGCTTTAAAATGTGCTGAATGTGGAAAGACTCGCAAGATCAAATTGGGGCTTTTCCCATCGGAAGAATTGGCTCATAAAATCTTAAACGTGGAAACAAAATGACAAATTGTCCAGTATGCGGATTCCCAATGACAGAGCAGCCGACGCTTGATGATGGGATCAGACAGGCGAAGCATTGCGGCAAGCTCTTTTATATTAAAAATGGATCTGTTATAAACCCGCCGCCTCCGAAGCCTTTAAATAAAATTGAAAGGACCGGTAAGCGGTAAACCCGAAAGGAGCAGTAAAATGGTAAATATGAAGATTACCGTTGAAGTGACTGGCAAAGAAGGATTTAAACAAGTCACGGAGTATCAGGGGACAACGATCGAGACTGTTCGACGTGTTCAGAATAAACTTTTACAAGCCGGAATTGAATTAAACAATGAGGACCTTGGTGCCTCCAGTTCTCGCTAAGATAATCCTTATTGCCGCGGCCTGGATCATCCTCGGGATGTTTCTGGCCTTCGTATTCGGCACAATCAGTCATTCGGACAGAGACGATGAGCAAATATAAAAATCAGTTAAAAACTTGTCTATCCAGACACGTTCACGATTCAAAGTTTGAGGCTGATTATTGTAATCGTCTTCTGGCTATGGTCCGGAGAGGGGAGATCAAAGGGTATAAGACGCAAGTCCCCTTTGCTCTCCGCTGCTCCGGGCAGCATATCTGCGATCACATCGTTGATTTCATCGTTTTAAATAATAATTATATTGAGGGCATAAGCATTGCCGATGCCTTGGACTCCGTTGAGGTCCACGAAGTTAAAGGATTTAAGACGGACGTTTGGGTTATTAAAAGAAAATTGTTTATAGCAAACTTTCCAACAATGCCGTATCGAGTAATCTCGAGAAAGGATCAATCATGGACGAAGAGAAAAAACAAAATGCCGGCGAGCTTGCGGCGCAAGATCAACATCCAGTTACGGTCGAAGATGCGTTAAGAGCTTGCATGGATGCGACCGGCTTTGTTTGCTGCGTCGGTGTACAGACAACGCAAAGAGACGAACGCGGAGATCCGATCGTTAAATTCATATATATCCGCAGATATTTTTCGCTTGAAGATACCCGCAAGGGGTTGAGATATTTCGAGCAAGAATTTCAAAGAGACAAGGATGCTCTGTAATGAAACCGCAAAAATACAGAGCGGAGTCTCGCATCGAAGGGCAGATCGCTTTGATCTTAATGAAAGCGGATGTCACCGGCCCGGAGATTGATGAATGTCTTAACTGGGCTTTTGGCCCTGGGATTTTGTATCGGCCTATTTATCCAGACTGGCTTGATCAATGGCGCAAGCTGCATCCAGAGTATCCAGTCCGAAAAGATTACAGCTTTGTTAAGTGGATTTATGTCGTTGGTTGGCTATTCAGGAAGTGGAAGGAAGCGCAATTAAAAGAACAACAGAAATTTAAAAATATAAACTAAAGAGGATATATGCAAAAAGCCGACATTTATGCACAAGCACTAAAGCTATTCGGAGCGCAAGCTCAGATCAATATGTTGATGGAAGAATGTGCCGAGTTGATCGTCACTTCTAATCACTTTATGCGCTTTGGCGAGGACAGGATCCCGGAGCTGATTGATGAATTGGCCGATGCCGAGATAATGATTGAACAAGTTAAGTTTGCTTTAAATATACAAAACGAAGTTAGTATCCAAAAAGAAATTAAAATCGAACGGCTGCGTAAACGCATCGTCGATTATTGTATTGGATCGCGAGAGGAGGTGAGCCAGATGCCTTCAAAAAAGAAACCAGCAGCAAAGAAAAAAGCTGCAAAAAAATCTAAACCAGGATATTAAAACAATTAAGGCCGGGGTTTTTTTAGAGCTGATTCGTGCTAAATGCACCATTAAAAAACGGGGCTTCGAGTTTCCCCGGCCGATTCTTAAAAGGGGGACGTCATGCCAAAAGGGAAAAAGCTTAAAATAAAATTTTTAATTGTTGAGTCTGGCGCTCCGTATCCTATGCAAGTTTGGGTTCGGCAAGTTGGAAGCAACGGCCGCATTTTTAATCACTCCGAATTGATGAGCAAGCGCAATGCTAAAAGATCTATTCAAAGTATTATATCCGCCATCAAAGAAAATCGTTATGAGATCGTCGAGCGAAAAATAAAAAAATAGTCATTACTAAAAAAGTTGTTTAAGTCCTTGACTGAGTTTTAAAATTTACATAATTTGGAAATGTAGATTTAAGCCCAGTCAAGGGCGCACGGATCAGCTATGAGCCAAACGGGCTTTAGCTGATTTTTTTTTAACAAAAGGAGGCTCGAAATGGCATACGGAGAAAAAGCTGGAACATGTGGAATCGGACATACCGGGACCACGAAGTACGGAGCAGAGTCCGCGAAGGTTGAGCAATACGGCGGAAACGAACACATTGAAGACGGTATTGAGTCAAACGTTTCACCCGCCTCGATGTATGGTGGCGACAGTGGATCGTTAGGCAAAGCAAAGGGGAAATAAATGAAAAGGTCACCCGGCACGACCAAAACAAAGAGCCGAAGTATTAAAGCAATTAAGCGCGAAAAATTACGACAGGCTCTTTTAAAATTATCACCAAAACAAATCCTTTACCGAAAATACCGCATGGAGCGTATGAGTATTTTCGCAGCTGCGGTCAAAGCTGGATACTCGGAAAGTTATGCGCGCGGCCAAGCAACGCGTAAACTTGAGAGGGCAGTAAAGGTAAGTATTATTGATGAGCTCGAAATGGCCGGCGCAACGAATATCCGCCAGGCCCGAGAGCTAACCCGGATCGCTTTTGATGCGATGGAAACTGAAAAATGCGAAGTTTACCGCGACAATGGAGAGGGCGACATCACCGTCGAGGAAGCAAAGACGGAGAGGCCCGATAATCATGCGCGGTTAAAAGCATTAGATCAGATCGCGAAGTTGAAGAGGCAAATCGTTCCGGCATCAATCGCGGAAATGGCTGGCAATAACGCTAACTATACGCGCGTCACAATCGTTTTGGAAAAAGAGTCTGATGGAAGAAAAGACAATCCAGCTCACCGCGAAACAAAGTCGCGCGTGGCGCTTACTGACGAATGAAGAGGATCTCTCGCTTCTTTACGGAGGGGCGAAGGGTGGAGGGAAAAGCCGGCTGATCACCGAATGGGTTGATCACTGGTGCGATTGGCTGATCGAGTTTTTCGATATTAAACTGCCTCTCAAAAACCCGATACCGATCGGCTTTATGGGCCGAAAACAAGCAGTCGATTTTAGACGGACAACACTGGAGACTTGGAAGCTTAACATACCAATCGATCATTATAGGATCAGAGAACAAGACAGTGAGATCATATATAAAGAGCGACTCAAAATATACTACGGCGGGCTTGACGACCGGGAAAAGGTCAACAAGTTTAACTCCGCCGAGTTTGCTTTTTTCATCCTGGACCAAGCTGAGGAAACTGAACGGGAAGAGGTCGGAGTCCTCCGCGGCGCATTGCGCTTTAAGTACAAAGGCAAGAAGCCGCCCTATAAGCAGCTTTTCTCCGCTAACCCGGACGATTGCTGGCTCAAAGAAGACTTCATCGATAACCCGCAGCCTAATCACTATTTTATCCCGGCTTTATATTCAGACAATCCTCACCTCCCGGAAAACTATGTTGACACTCTCACGACAGCTTTTAAGTACAACATGCCGCTCTTGCGCGCATACCGGGATGGAGACTGGCACTCACTCAAAGCTCTCAACGCATTGCTCAGCGCTGAGGAATTTAATGAGCTCAAGAAAACTTCTCATCATCCGCGCGAACGCCGCGGGGTTGTTGTTTGTGATCCGTCCCTTGGGGGCGATGCTTGTATCATTAAGGTCATGGAAAACCACAAGACGATTGATCGCCTTGAGCTCCATGATCGCCAGCCGATGCGAATCGCTGGGGAGATCATTGTTAAGGCTAAACGTTACGGCATCCCAAACGTTGCTTGTGATACAACAGGCGGCCTTGGAGAGGCTATCCTGGATCGGATCCGGGAGATTGAACCAAGCTGGAAGCGGATCTATTTGTCATACGCTTCAAAAGAGGATTACTTTAAGAATGGGTTAAACCTAAGATCCGAAATGGCCTGGAATTATATGATGGCCGTAATTGATAAACGGATCCCGTACCCGGAAGACGAACAGACAAGGAAGCAGATTTTGGCCATGCGATTTAAGGTCCGAAATTCGCAAGGCAATATCCTCTTGGAGGAGAAATCAGAGACGAAAAAGCGGATAAGCCAGAGCCCGGATGATGCTGATGCTGAGATCATGGGAATATGGGCGCTGGATAATGAGGCAAAAGAGCCGATTGTTTCAAAAGATGCTTGGCGAACGGAGCGAGGGCAGACTGGCGAGGTCACCTCTAGCACGAAATCCGCCATGGCAGCATAGGGGGAAAACATGGGTGAAGCGATTTTAGATTATGATTCAACGAAGCCGGGCGCGATCAAAGAGGACGCCCTGGTTACGGAGCTCAAAAAGAATTACCGCAAGTCAAAAGCTTTCTTTGAAAGATGGGAAGAAGAGGCGAAAAGTGATTATGATTTCGCACTTGGCAAACAGTGGGACAAAGAGGATCAGGATGCGCTAAAAGCACAGGGCCGGCCGTGTCTTACTTTTAACCGGATCCGCCCTATCATAAACGTTGTGTCCGGGTATCAGCGGGAAAACTCGGCACGCATCAAGGTTAACCCGGAAGGCGGTGAGGACCGGATCTTTTCGGAGGTCATGGATCGCGCAGTCAAAGCGGTCGATAAATGGTCCCATTTCTCACACAAGGCCGGGTATTGGTTTGATGACGGATTGTATTGCGGCAAGGGTTGGTTGGAAGCGATTATCTCATACGACAGAGATCCGATCAGGGGCGAGCTTCAATTTAAGCAGCGGAAGCCAGGCCAGATCAGGATTGATCCGGACTTCTTAGATTACGACTTGAATGAGGGTTGCCAGTACCTCTTCAAAACGGTTCGGTTAACAAAGCAAGCTTTAAAAGATTTATATCCAAACAAACAGAAGTTGATCGATGGGTTTGTCAAAGACGTTGATGATCCGATCGAAAACGGAGACGGTCTTGAGGACCATGAACCAAGCCAGAGTCAAGATGACAATTACGGATCTGATAAGCAAAAACGAAATTATCAAAGCACTCCGTCCATTACTGACGACAGCGAAGACGATGGAAAATTCACTGTTTACGAATACTGGCGTCCCAAGCGCGTTCAAAAGTTTTTTGTCATTGATCTCGGAAGCGGTGAGCCGACACGTTTTAACACCGAAGAGGAAGCTCAAGCTTTTATTACTAAGCAAGGCTTTGGAAAAATCATTAAACGCAATGTCCCCGAAATGTGGGTTGCAGCGTATGTCTGCGGCTTTATCGTTGAGGATCAAGTCTCTCCGTTTGAGCCTTATTATAGCGGATTTCCATTTTTCCGTTTTATTGCTGACTGGGCGCCTAATGCTGACGATGAAATTCTTAGAGTTCAAGGAATTACTCGCCCGCTTAAAGATGCTCAGCGTGAAAAGAACAAAGCCAAGTCTCAATACCTCCACATCATAAACACTCAGGCAAATTCTGGATGGATTGGTGATGAGGATGCTTTAACGCCGGGAGGCTGGGAAACCTTGGAGAAAATGGGATCAAAGCCCGGACTGACAGTTAAAAAGAAAAAAGGTTATGAGCTCCGCGAGATCCAGCCAAAGGGACCGAATCAATCGCATTTAATCCGGGAAGAAAAGGCTGACATGGAGTTTAAAGAGATCTCGAATGTTAACCCGGATCTCATGGGGATCCAGGACGGAACAGAGTCCGGCCGCGCGATCTCAATGAGAATTAAGCAAGCGGTCCTTGCCTTGGTGAGGATCTTTTCAAATTATCGTTATTCAAAAGAAATTGTCGGACGCTTTATTTTACAGATGACTCCGATGATGTTTGATACAAAGAAGCTGATGAAGACTCTTGGTCCGGACTATATGGCCAAGGCTATTGATAAAGTCAAGTATCCTGGCGGGTTATCCGAAGGACACTTGACAGCGTTTTTGCAAATGGTCAAAGACAACAAGTATGATGTCTTCGTTGCTGAGGCCGATCAAAACTCAACGATCCGCTATGAGATCTTCCAGGAATTGACAGAGCTGATGAAAGCCGGCGCGCCAATTCCTCCGGAGTTGATCGTTGATTATATGGACCTTCCAAATTCTCAGGAAGTAAAAGATAAAATCGTTGAATATCAGCAGATGCAAGCTCAGCTTGCCGCAGCTGGACAAGGTAAATAAGCAGCCGTTAAATGCTTAAAAAAGGAGACTAAGTCATGGCCGTTGATCAAAAAGTAATTGATGAAAAAGTGAGTGGGAAAAACAAAGAACCATTAACGACTGAGGAGCAGACAACGATCCTCCAAGAAGAGGGCGCCGTTGAAGGCTATCAGAAGGGCCCGGAAGCTATGGATCCCGCTGAGTTTGATCAAACGCCAGAGACAAAAGAAGGCGATGAGCCGGCCAAAAAAGAAGAGCCCGCGGCCAAGGAAGAAAAGAAGGACGATGCTCCGGATGAAGCGGAGGATGTTTTCGTTCGGTTAGAGCGAGAGCTCGCAAAGCCGGAAGGTCAAGAAGATCTTAAAAACTTTAATGATCGCGAAAAGGCTTATTTTCACCAAATGAAACGCGATCGTAAGAAGCGCCAGGATGCGGAGGCTTTAGCGGATGCAGCCCGGAAGAATGAATTGCTGGCTAAGAAACAGTTGGAAGAGTCTAAGAAACCAAAAGAAGAGGCTCCGGATCCCTTAGCTGATCTCAAGAAAAAAGATGCCACGGATTACATGACGGTTGCGGATGTGATCAAGTTGGTTGAAGGGATGCAGACGAAGCCGAAGGAAGAGAAAAAAGAAGATATTGAAGTCCCAAGCGCTCCAGATCCTAAGACGGTCCACTATTTGAAACTATGCGAGAAGGAAGGGCGCGAAGCCCATGAAGATTTTGACGCAGTCCTCGAGTTGACTGAGGATGTGATTTTAAGTAATCCCAAGCACCTTATGGAGGTTGCTAAGGCCACACAGGCCGGGGTTAATCCCGCCATCAAGGCGTATGAGTTGATCAAGGCAGATCCGGAATTTGCCAAGCTTTACCCAGTAGCCACGGCTAGAATCGCGGCTCGAAAAAGCCAAAATAAAACTCCGGAACCGGCAAAGAAGGAAGAGCCCAAGAAGGAAGCGCCGGCAAAAACGCAAGCGGAGCTGGATGCAGCCACGCGCGCGAAGAAAGCAGAAGAGGCTCTTGAGACTAACGCCAAAAAACCAAAAACGACCGGAAACGCGAGCGCATCAAGCGAATCGAATGACGAAATAAACTTTGAGGAAATGGCTAAAATGCCGGACGCAGAGTTTAAGAAGCTCCCGAAAAAGAAACGGGATCGATTTCTAAAATGGCTCGAAGAAGTTTAAGCCGGTTATAGGGGGGATTACACATGACAGTTTCAGCATCTATCGCGGGTTTACGCCCTGAATTATGGCGTAAAATGCTTTTCGCTGATGTACGGGACATGCTTTATATGACTCGTTTCATCGGGACAAGCGAGCAGTCCATGATTCAAGAATTAGAGGATCTTAGCAAAGAAGCTGGTAGCAATATCAGTTTCGGTCTTGGGATGAAATTATCCGGAGCCGGTATCACTGGCGACTCCACGCTAGAAGGTAGCGAAGAAGCGATGACGGACTACGATGAAGACGTTGCCATCGATCAGTTACGTCACGCCGTTCGTTTGACTGGACGCATGGATGAAAAGAAAAACGCATACAATATGCGTATTTCAGCCAAGAACCGTTTAGCGGATTGGTGGGCCGAAAGAATTGATCAAGAAATCCTTGACAAACTTTGCGGTAAAACGACTTCAACGTTTTCAAATACTCCGAC